TCGACCGTCTCGAGCGTCTCGCGCGTGATGACGCTGCTCTGCCCCGGCTTGGACGGGTAGATGTTCTTGCCGAGATACGCATCCAGCGCCTTCTGCCGCTCGTCGCTCAGCGTCCCGGCGTGGCTCTCGGCCGCCGCGATCTCCCGCGCGCAGATCGCCCTGATATCGTCATCGTCCAAAGGACGCGGAATGTTCGCCATCAGTCGGCCGCCTCAAGAAACAGGGTTGCGCGCGGCACGAAGAGGCCCAGGCCGGAAGTCCGCAACGCCTCCACACAGACATCGCCCATGCCCAGCAGGACGACGCCGTGTCCGGGAGCCGCCCCGACCGAACCATCCGGCCTGATGAACTTGGTCTTCCCACGAGGAAACAGCATCGCCTCGGCCAGAACCGCGAAGTCATGAAACCACGCAGCCGATGTGTAAGCGCGCACGATGGCGACACCATCGCCGTGCGCCAGGAACTTGCGCAGCCAGGGAACATGGCCGTTCCGGCCACCGAAAGGCGGGTTAACAAACACCCGGCCGCGCCAGGGCTGCGACAGCCCGTCATCGGCAATCGTGTAGACCTGCCGTGCTGGCACCCAATGCCCCGGCCCCGGCGAGCACGGGTCCAGATCGAACGTCAGGCCCAGCGCCGCGAAGATCGCGGGCGGAGTGTACCAGTCGTCAGACAGGCCGACGCTCGGTTCATGCTCGGCCATCAGACGATCCATCCCGTATCGGCTTTAAGGGGTTTCGACCACCCGTCATCAGTCGGCCGCCTCTAGTTCCGGTGCCGCAACGGCCGCCATGTGTTGCCGGACACGCTCGCTTCCGATCGCGAAGTAATGCGGATCGCGCTCAATCCCGATAAACCGCCGGCCAGTGTTAAGGCAGGCAATGCCCGTCGAGAACGCCCCGGCCGCATTGTCCAGCACGGTGTCGCCTCCGTCGGTGTAAGTCCGGATCAGGTATTCAAGCAACTCAACGGGCTTTTCCGCCGAATGCAACGCATCCCGCTCGTGGACCCCCGCAAAGTCCAAGACCTGTCGCGGATATCTGGTTCCCCGGTTGTCGTTGCCGACCCGCGCGAACGGGTTGTAATTGTCAGTCGCCTTCGTGCCCGACTTGTCGCGGTAAGCATTGCCGGCAGTCATTTGCGGATTGTATTTCGCCCGGCCGCCGCAGAAAATCAGCACGTCTTCCTTGTCGCGCATTGGCTGGAAGCGGGCATTTAAATGCCCGCGCCCCCGATGTTTCCGCCATGTCCAGTCGTATTTGAACCATCGCGGATTAGACATAACCAAGGCCGACGTGAACGGTTGACACGCGGTAAGCACAATCGGAGCGCCGGGTTTAATGACGCGTTTGTAATGATCCCACAGCGGTGCCAGGGGAATAACGCTGTCCCAGGCGCAGCGCGTCAGCCCATAGGGCAAGTCACACATGACCATATCGACCGACCCGGCCGGGATCTCGGCCATGCGCTCCAGGCAATCACCCAGCATCAGGACCGGCGTTGCGCTCATCAGACGATCCATCCTGTATCGGCTTTCAGTGGTTTCGACCACCCGTCGTCGGCGCCGTCCTGCATCGCCATCGCGAAGCCCAAAAACGCATCCGCGGCGTGCGACGCATCGTCGTGCAACGGCTCGCGCGAGTACTGGCCCGTATCGGCGTTGACCGCGTACCTGTACCGCCGCAGCGCGTTCAAACCATCGGCGCAGCGGTCCGCGTCAAACCAGCACTTCGGGAACGCCGTGCGCGCCGCGTTGATCTGGTCCGCCTTCCGCGTCACCGGCACGACCTCGACCTTGTACCCGGCGTCTTCGACCTGGCGGGCGATGGTGCGCGGGCTGGCGAGCAGTTCGTGCTTCGCGTCGTGCGGCAGGAAGCACGTACCGTAGACATAGCCGCGCTTCTGCATCTCTTGCAGGTAGTGCGACAGGTCGTAGCCGCGAGACTGGTAGAAATCGATCAGCCGGTATTCGAAGCCGACCTGCTGCGCGAACCAGATGCTGGTCATGTCGGCGCGGCCCAGGTCCCAAAACGTGTGCACCGGCTTGGCGCGCTCGTAGGGAACGCGGCAGAAGCGCTGGTCCTTGGTGGCGGCGCGGATCTCGTTCGCGAAGATCGCGCCGTCCAGGACCTGCCGCGTGTGGCCTTCCCAAATCGTCAGGTAAGCGTCGTGATCGCGCTCGCGCAGAAGCTTCATCTCGTCGCGCAGCACGTCCGGGAACCACGGATTGTCGGAGTGATTGATGCGCCGGACGACGGCGCCGGGCGGCGGGTCCTTGACGAACCGCGTGTAGGTTTCGTCCGTGTCCAGTTCCGGATTGAATGACACCCAAATCTCCGACCCCGGCTTGCGGATGGTCGGGATCAGCGTCTGCCATGACGCCTTGCTGACGGTCTGCGCCTCTTCGATCCAGCAGATATCCGTGCCCTCGATTGATTTGAGCGACTGCACGTTATGCTTCAGGCCGGCGAAGGTTATTTCCGTGCCGTTGCGGCCCCGGATCGCGGCTTTCTGCACGTCGTAGAAGCTATTCAGGCCCATGCCGTCAATCTGCTGGCTGAGCAGCCGATGCACGCTGTCCGCGATCGACTTCTGGACCTCACGAGCGCAGAGGATTTGCAGCGGCTTGGCAGCGCCCTGCGCCAGCAGCGCCCGCGCGAAGGACCAGCTTTTCGCGCTGCCCCGGCCGCCAAATGCAATCTTGTAGCGGGACGGCTCGAACAGCCACCCCAGCGCCTCGGGAAATTCAATCTTCGGCACGCTTCGGCGCGGCGACGAGAGTAATCGCGATGCTATTGCCCTCAGCGTCGGTATGGGCGATTTCCTGCTTTTCCTTCCAGCCCATCCGCGTCTTCGTCCACCAGATCGCCGCCGTCACGTCGCCGCCAACGGCTTTGGCGAACAGCGTGCGGCCGACCGCGAAATTCGCATTCGGCGCCGCCGTGTCGAGTTCATGGCGGAAGTATTTGCGCAGCGTCTCGTCATCGATCCCGAGGACTAGCGCCATCTGCTGCTGCGGGATGCCGCATGCCGCCATTCCTTCGACCTTCGCGCGCTGTTCGGCGGTTGGCTCAAAGGGTGGGCGCCCGCGACCATTGGGCAGCGGTTCGTCAGCGATCATTTTGTTGATCCGGAAAATTTATTCAGACACAAGAAACCCGCTCGCGGTTTCCCGGAGCGGGTGAATTTTGAGACACGCGTACTCGCATATCACCGACGTATCACGCAGCGGCCCGCAGGTCAAGCCCGCGACTAACGGCAAAGCCGTTAGCGCGTCGTGCAACGTTAACGCGCGGTCACGTCTCGCCCCTGTCCGACATCGCCGCGCGGATCACTTCCAGGCGCTTCAGCGTCTGCTGATGGTCCGCCTGCTCGCGCCGCAGCCGTTGGCGCAGCGTCTTGCATTGCAGCTTCAGCTTCGCGACCTCGTCCCGCAACCGGCGCAGGTCCTCGTCCTCAGTCATGCCTCACCATGCCGTGTCGGAATATTCCGGAATTATTCCGCCCGCGATGCCGCCGAATTATTCCGGCAAGCCAAGGTGGTCCGCCGCCTGATCCAACGCAATTTTCAGGCATCCCATCCACTGCTTGCGGTCCATGCCGTTGCCGATTTCCGACGCGAAGCGGTCAACCGACCAGTCGTCACAGGTTACGTGCCACGTGATCGGCCACAACCGCAGGCCGACCGCTTCCCGGATGCGGCGATACTCCGTCGCGGCGTCAAGCTGCCGGTCCGCATAGCCGCCGGGATCGTGCGCCGAACTGCCGCCCGCGTCGCGATCCCGAGCGCCGACGATGCCGAGCGCCCAGGCCCGGTAGATGCGAGCGCCCGCATTGGCTTGGCGATGGCTGATCTGCCCCCGGCGGAGCAGTCGTTCGATCGTCGGTTGTGCCCGCGCCGTCATCGCCCCTGGCACGTCACACGTCGGCTCCACCAGCACCGTTCCGTGCTGCTCCCGCTCCGGCCGGACCAGCGAGCGCCGCAGCGCGGTTTCGGCTTTGGTCATATCGTCGCCTT